GTACAATATGTCTCGTCGTCGTATGAAGACTATCGAGTTAGTGGGTTAATACCCAGCCATGTGTGTGTTTTTACAAGTAGGGGCCCAAAGGGGCCCCATCTTGTTGTGTACCTTCCTTAAACCCCCTTACACCTTTGTTTGGCTCAGCTGAACATAGATGTTATATTCAGGTATAATTAAAAACACGAATATGAAAAATTTCAGAGAAGAACAAATTAACTCAACTAAAGACCATTGCATTAACCAGTATTGGGAGAAGGATGTAAAGGTAGATGGTGTAAACATTACTTTTTATTACTGGAGAAGAAAGGAAGGATGTAAAGGTTTTACAGGTGAAGAACGAATTATGAAGGTAGTAGGAGTTAAGGATGGTAAAAAGAGAATGGTTAGAAGTGTTTGGACACTTAATTTAGGAGAAGGACATTGTATTAAGGACATTATAAATAAATTTAAAGGGGTTTAACCCTTTGTTTGGCTTAACGGGACATAGATGTTATATTTAACCATAATTAAAAAACATAAACACAATGGAATTATTAAAACATGAAATTGAGGGTCAAGTAGTTGAAAACACTTACACTATTCAACATCCAAAGGAAGGAGTATTAGTGTATAAAGAGTTTATTGACTCTAGTAATGGTAAATGTATTGATTTCATTTTACGTAGTAAAGATGGATATGAAATTGATGATGCAAGTTTGGTTGAAGAAGTACAAGAATTTATTGATAACCTATAATTATAGACACATGGACTACAATAAACACACTGACGAAGTATTAGAACGCTTACAGGCACATCAAGTTCTAGAGATACTGGCTATGGCTAACCAATCAATAAGCCAGGCATTAACACAGATACAGGAACTAGAGCATAACTCGATGATGTACCTGGATATGAGACCAACTAGGGAGATCATGGACGACATAAACGCCTTGCATTTACACCTACACTTCCTAGACTCCGCTAAGTCATTCGCTAAAAATGAAATACATGAGATAGGGTTTTACCTTAACTAACCATTTGTTTGGCTTAACGGGACATAGATGTTATATTCAATCATAATTAAAAAACATAAACATATGAAGACATTTAAGGTAGAAGAAACAGTTTTGAAAACAGTTAAACGAGTTTATTTTGTGGATGCTGAGGATGAGGAAGCAGCGGTTCACCGAGTGATGAGTCATCAGAAGGATGTTGATGAGGAGGATGAGGTGGATGAAGAAGTAACTGATTATAAGGTAAAGAAATACAAATTTAAATAACCTTAGATTTGGCTCTCGGAGGACAGGACGTTATATTTAGATTAATAATAAAAACAGATAACATGAAAACAGTATTAGAACAATTAACAGAGTTAAAGGAAAAGATTGATGCAATCGAAAATGCAATATGTGGCGACACATCATCAGAATTTGAACCATGTTGCAGCGGTGAATGTGATTGCGGATGTGATGAACCACCTGTGGAGGTGGAAGATGACAGCCCAGAGTATGATGGTGCTGGGTTTACTCATGCAGATAGAGTAGTGGATAGTCAATACATGGTAACAGAGGATAATAAGTACGCGGGACATGTTCACCTTACCAGAGCAGAGATGATCGACTTCGCCACTAGGTTAACAGAACGAGTAATCGCCTCAGTTAAGGAAGCAGTCACAAACACTAGTTTGGATGTAGATGACTTGGTCACTCTAGAGCTAAATACTTGGAATGGTAATACAATTGAAATGGAGTTGGATAAGGATACACTCACTAATAACATCAATAGTGAAATTGAGGATGCGGTTTGTTTAGATGTAGATTCAATAAATGATGAGATAGATGATATTTTTGGGGACATGTACCTAGAGAGGATCAGTTAAGTAGCATGTGTGTGTTTTTAATTATATAGGAGTTGGGGCCGCTTGCGGCCCCTCTCTGTACCTAGGTTTGGCCTCTGGTAAAGGTGATGTTATATTTAGTCATAATTAAATAACACGAACATGAACAAAACAGAATCAAGAAAAGCGCTTAACAAGCTAGTATTTGAAATGGTAACATCATTAGGTTACAATATCGATGATGATGGGGATGGAGGACGAGTAACGTTTATCAAACCTAACTTCAAAAATTATCATGACAGTATTGATTATCACAAATCACGTTTTGACATTTGCGTTTTAAATGACGCTAGTGATAAGGTTAAGGAGGATGGTGAGACAATTGAGTGGTTTATTAATGTACAAAGAAAAGCATTAGACATATGAGTAAATTTAAAGCAACAGAAAACGAGTGGCACAATGGTTTCCACATCACATTTAAGAACGGTTATACCATAAGTGTTCAATTCGGTAAAGGTAATTACTCAGACAAAGGTGAGACCACAGCTGAGATAGCAGCGTGGGGCCCTGATGGTGAGTGGATGATACTAGGTGAGGGTGATACCGTTAGAGGATGGTGTTCACCAGATGAGGTACTCGAGGTCATGAACACAGTAGCGAGCCAGGGTAAGAAAAAGATGTCTACATTTAAGGTGTTACGCCTAGCATTATACATCGCATTAGTAACAGCAGTAATAATATTAATAATAGCAGTATGAAACGCCTAGTAATACACCCGACAGACGAGTCCACAGACTTCCTAGCGCCAATATACAACCGCTTACCAGACGTCACGTTAGTGACTACAGGATGTAGCCGGCTCGAGCTCATGGATATGATAGACGAACACGATCAGGTGATCATGTTAGGTCATGGAACGCCAGGTGGGTTGTTGAATGTATCAGGATTCAGATCAGGCATGTACATTGTAGATGCACTGGTGGCTGAAGCATTAGCGGTTAAGGACAATAGCATATTCATCTGGTGCAACGCGGACCAGTTTGTTAACAGACATAAGCTCAAGGGCATGTACTCAGGGATGTTCATCAGCGAGGTAGCGGAAGCGTCTTACTTTAAAATATTGACAGACCAGGATACAGTAGACAGATCCAATGATACGTTCGCGCAGTTGTTAGGTGAACGTTTACTGGTGTCAGACGCCATGGATGAGATACATACCAGTGTAGGTCATCAATACCGCTTACTAGCGGAGACAAACGACATCGCTAGGTACAACAGTGATAGATGGTATATAAGTAGGTAACCTCTTGTTTGGCCTTATGGACATATGATGTTATATTTAATCATAATTAAAAAACATAAACATATGAAACCAAAAAGCACTTATTTAATTTTCATGGACCGTCGTGACATCTTTAATTACATCACAATCAAATGTGTTAGCGGAGAATTAAACCAAGCATTAGTTAAAGAAGAATTGATGATGAATGGTAACCACTGGCAGGATTTTAATTGGGTTATCTTTAAGGATAGTGTTTTATTAGGTGCGTACAGTGAGTAACACTTGTTTGGCTTAGCGAGACAGGGATGTTATATTCAGGTATAATTAAAAACACATATAATATGAAATTTAGATCAGACAATGAAGCCCCAGTAACAGCAGTTGAAACGGCAATCGAAAACATTTTAGTAAACAACGGTTACGACGCTAGTGATATCCAATTCCGTATATTCAAAGACAACGAACGTTATTTGAGAATCGGTTACTGGCAACGCTTAAACGAAGACATTAGAGTGCAGTTATCAGGTCTGGTAGTATCTGAGTTTGACATGTACGATGACGACTGTGGTTACTTATTCAGTTACGAAATTAAACACTAATTAAAAACCAGATATGAACAGATTAATTCAATACATCGAAGCCAATTTAGATCGTTTCTCAAACATGGATGAGGACGAGGTAATAGAGTTAGACGCTCACTACATGGATGATGACATAGTTGAGTACTTGAAAGGAACAACCCAATATATGTACAAAGGGATCTGCATGTACTATGTAGGCGAAAGTGATGAAGTGTGGATCGAAAAAGTAGACATACCATGATAGAATATAAGCGAATGAGGATAATGACTCACAACCAAATAGGTTTAATGATCACTTGGGGCACTTCTGTTATACCAAAACGCAGATACATCTCATTAGACATTCCATTTTTAATCATCCAATTTTATATATAATTAAGAACATGAACGCTAAAAAATTCATAATCGAATACACTGGTAAGACAATAGATCAATTTCCTGAACACCAGTTCAATCCATACCCAGCAACTGCACCAGCATGGGAGGTGTTAGACCAGAATGGAGCCTCTAGGTTCGTCGGTCCATATCAAGCGTGTGAAAACTTCATCCAAATGTACTACCAACGATGATGACAACGATGAGCTACAACGCCGCGCTAGTGATGATGGAGGTCCATCGTCAACAAGTGCCACATGGTGAACTGTCACCTAATATGGTGAAGACGATCGCCGATGAAATTCACGTCCCACTGACTAGTGAGGAGGTGGTTTACATATCCGACCACGCTTGATCCTCCTACATCGCATAAGTGTGCGTGTACACGGTATGTACATATGCGGTACTGCGCTCACGCTACCATGCGCGTTGATATCCATATACCCGGTAGTCCTGAAAACCCGTGGAATGGATTAACTTTCAGATCGTAAACGATCTTTACACGCCGATTTGTATATACATATATACTACCCAACAACACACCTCAAATCCCAAACTAACCCCTTCAACCAAAAATCACAAGAGATGAAAAAACTCCTCTAACAAAAAGTTTGGCATCGAGTGAGTATATACATATATTCATATATAAAATAAAAACATATGATTTCACCAAGAGCAATTAGAAAAAACATTACCATTAAATTCGATGGTAAGGTAGTAGACAAAGCAGTGGTAGTAGAAGCGAGTAAAACATGGGAACCTAAGCATGCAACGCTATTCACGAAGTTGCTAAAACAGGGTGGTAAATTCACTGCTAACGGCGTTATAGTCGAAGTAATACCACAGGAACAAATGTTAACTTCACGAGGTGAAAAAGATGGTGGTATCATCACTTCAGATCCTTTAGCACGATTTTAATATGAAAGACAAAATAAAAGCACACCTAAAAGCAATAGGAACAATGTTAGCAATAGTAGGAGCATCAATAATACTATCGCTATTACCACCAAAGGTAATATTAGCACTAACATTATTAACGCCAATAGCATTTATATATTGGTTAATATATGAAAACTTCTTACGCAATAGAAAAAAATAAAAAGATGGCAAAATTAACAATAGAATTTGACCTCGTTGAGGAAGCAGAAGGAATACACTCTGCACTATACGGATACAAGTATAGAAGTTTACTTTGGGAACTAGACCAAAAACTCCGTAGCGTCCATAAGTATGGAGCCGCATTACAAGGTCAAGGTGAGGCAACATCTGAAGAAATGGATGTATGTTACCGTCTAAGAGACGTTATTAGAGAAATGCTACAAGAAGATAACTTAACAATAGAATAAATCGTATATACGTATTAAAGTGCAATAAGATGGGGTTCACACATGGACCTCTCTTACTTTTTTAATATTTATAACCATGATAAAACTTACTGATTTACTTAAAGAATTAGACCTACGTAGTGGGGACCTAGATGATAATATCACTTTAGAACAGGTATTAATAGCGTTTATAGAAGATTTTAATTTAGATGAAGATGAATTTATTACTGTAAGTAAAGGTAAGTTTAATTCTGATGTGTTTACTTTAAAACCTAGTATTCCATTTAACCCTCGTTTAATTAAAAAGAGTATTATCATAGCAGATGGTGAATATGAATTCATAGTACCTTCTTCTTATCGTGGTACTTTATATTTAGTGAATACTAAAGGTACTACTTTAGATGATTATGTTATAGGGCAAGTAGAGGTAGAAAAAATATATATTAACGCGAATTCAGGGCGTACTAAACCATATCGCCTACCTGGTGCAGAGATACATTTAACATATATTAGCCCGAAGTACCGCGGAAAAGGACTGGGTGTTAAGATGTATACTATGTTATTAGAAGCATATAAGACAATTTTCTCAGATAATACCTTATATCCAGGTAGTTGGAATCTATGGATTAGTAAGTTAGCCCCTATAGGTTTACAAAGTGGTAATTTTATTGGGGGTGAAGTAGGTGGAATTATTGTTCCGTTCACTCCTGCAGATATAAGTGATTCTAGTTTAATGCAAGGTATAGGAGTGGACCATTTAATACTGTCCACTGAGCCACCTCAAGTGTTACTTGATATTAAACAGGCTTTATCTGGATTATCTCTATCTAGTGGTGATTATGGGATTTATGAATCAACTACAAAAATTAAAGTAACTGAGTTAGATGCAATTGTTGATGAGTCTGCTTCAATCGAAGAAGTAATTGAAGGAGCCGATTTAATGCAAATGGTTGGGTTGAATGACGATGATAACTACCCAGTTATAGTAGTAGCAACTCAGGACGCTTTAGCGGTGATTCGCGAGGTAGGTGACGATGTTACTCTAGAAATCGTCTAATCCATTAATTTTCAACATTCTAGTACCTTTCTGTAACCTTTCCGGTTGAATGTTTGGCTTCTGGGGGAGTTGATGTTATATTTAGCTTATAATAATTAATAATAACGGTTATGAGCACAACAATGATTATCTTTTTAATTTTAGGAGCAGTAGTTACACGAGTAATCGCAACTAAAAAAGCTGGAGTTAAACCAACAACTAAACAGGAAATGGTTAACTTTTTATGTAACGTGACTATTAATTTTGCAATTTATATCACTTTAACAATCATTTTCGGTTAAGAGTTTGGCTCACCAGGATAAGGATGTTATATTTAGGTATAATTAAAAACACAAATAAAGGTTATGAAAAAAAGAGGACGCCCACCCGGGACAAAGAAACAAGAAGTTAAATTAGAAGTAAGCACAGCTGAACCTATAAAAAGAGGCCGTAAGGCAGTTCAAAAAATATTTATTGTACCTACAATTGATGCCTTAGAAGGTGAATTTGAAGGTACTACACCTGAGAGATTAAAGATATATGCAGACCAGGCAGTTCTTTTAGCTCAAGATATAGATAAGGATCCATGGAGAATGGATTATAGAGAAAAATACAGAAACACAATCAGTCGTATGTGTTCATTAATTCAAGAATTATAAACAAATAAATAAATAAAGGTTATGCCACTAGATTTAAACAACAACACGTTCTTAACTTCTCCTGAAATTAAGGAAAAAGCAAGTTCAATTTTCACAACTACAAGTGCCCCAGGCACTAGTCAGAAGTATTCACACATCTCAACTAAACAAATCATTGATGATATGGAAGAATTAGGATGGGGTGTAGTAGATGCTAAACAAGTACGCGCCCGTAAAGGTGAAGGTTTTCAAAAACACTTAGTAGTATTCCGTAATAATGATTTATTCATTGAGGGTGCTGATGGTGATAATGTTTTTCCACAAATTCTATTAACTAATAGTCATGATGGTAAAAATGCATTTACATTCACAGCTGGTTTGTTCCGAATGATTTGTGAGAATGGTTTAGTAATTTCAACTCAAGAGTTTGAAAATATGAAAATTCGTCACTACGGATATGATTTTAATGAATTACAAACTGTTATTAATACAATGGTGGAAGCATTACCGTTGGCAGTTGAGTCAATGAATAAATTTAAACAAACACAATTAGCTCAAGAACAGATTTTAGAGTTTGCTCGTAAAGCAGTTCAAGTACGTTTTGGAGAAGAACAAGCACAAAACATCGCAATTGATTATAACGCCTTAACTACAGCCACTAGACCTGAAGATCGTGGTACTGATTTATGGAGTGTGTTTAATGTGATTCAAGAAAAAATTACTCAAGGAATGTTTGAATACCAATCAGGAGCTAAAGTAAGAAAAGCTCGTAAGATTAAGAACTTCAAACAAGATTTAGATTTAAATGCTAAATTGTATGAGTTAGCAGCTGAGTTTGCTGCCTAATTAGTTTAAGGTTGATTATTAAGAAGGGAGCGAAAGCTCCTTTCTCTGTTGTATTTATAATAAACATTATATATTATGGGAAAAAAAGGAAAGTTAATTGATATAATTAAAAGCATTATTGTTGAGAATAGAGGAACAGTTTCTTTAGAGAATGATAAAAATGAATTTAAATTAAGTACTTATAGAATAATTAGAAGTTTAGATGATTATAATATAGCTATGAGAAATGGAGATTATAAAAAAATGAGTGAGGAACTAGATGTACTTAGATTCCAATTAAGAAAATTAAAAGAGACTATAAATTTACTTGAGAAAAAAATATAATATTTATATCAAAACACACATTATGAAAAAATTCTTTAAAGATTTATTATCAGGATCTTCTGATACTTCAAGTAAGCGTTTCGCTTCAATTTTAGCTCTATTTGTTGTTATATCTCTAGCGTACATAGCTACTTATAAGAATGAGGAACACATCACACCCGAATTCATGTTCGATTCAATCGCGTTAATTGCTGGTGGTGGATTAGGTTTAACTGTTATAGAAAACGTTGTTAAGATGAAACAGCAAGCCAAGAATAACACGCCAAATCCCACGGATACCCCACCTACTAACCCGAATGAGCAATTATAACGATAAAATATAAGTAGTCGTTTAAAGCCGGGTTAAGCCCGGCTTTTTTTATCAATAAGAGTTTGGCTTCTTAATGGATATATACTATATTCATCATATGCTCAAGTGGCGAAAGGATCAGGAGGCCCTGGTCGATGGTAGACGCGACGTATGGTTATAACAACGTGAGTAAAAAATTATCTGAACAAGATAAGGTCATTATAATGGCAGCTCGTGCAGGTTCAACTCCTGCCTTGAGTACAAAAGGTCCTGTAGCCGAGTGGTTAGGTGGGGCTCTGCAAAAGCTCATACAGCGGTTCGATTCCGTTCGGGACCTCAAATAGCGCCCTTAGCTCATTTGGTTAGAGCAACTGACTCATAATCAGTAGGTACCTGGTTCGATCCCAGGAGGGCGCACAATTGTGGATGTGTTCTTTGACATAATAATAAGGAGAAAATAAATATGGAAACAATGTATTTCGTTTTAGGTATGCTCTCGATTGTTGGAGCTACTTTTGTAGCCACAACTGTTTGGGGTATAGTTAAGATTACTAAACTGTTAAAAGTAATTAAAGAACAAGAACAACAAAGTAAGAATATTGAACGTGATGGGTGGGAAAATTTAAATCATCTACGCCAAGATTTGGATCGTAGATTAGATGAAATAGGACGCCATTCCGATCATCAGGTCACTGAGTTGCAGCGTGAATTAGATATTAAATTTAATAACACTGTGTCTTATGTAGACTCAAGAATTGATAAAATGTCTGCTACATTAAAAGAGCAAAAACAATTAATTAAAGGATAAATTTAAACCTGTCAATAACACATCCACAATTTTTTATTATAGCGGCCTAAAGCCGCTATTCTCCTGTTTAACATATATTTATATATATGAATATTGATGATATCTTTAACTTATTTAAGTCCCCTGGAGAGGAAAATGAGACTACTACTCAAGTAGATATGTCAGATCATCCTATTGTCTGGATGGGAATGTTTAAAAAGTTAATCATAAATTATAAAGTATTTAGTAAACAGATGATAGAATTTTTTGAATCATCTGACCCTAAATTAGAATGATGATATTAAATTAGCTGGTGGTATGATGGTATTTACTAGGGCTATGGATCATATTTCTAAAATAGACACTACTAATCAAATGCATCGTGATTGTCTTATATTATATTCAGATGAACATTTTTTAAAAGCATTATCATCAGCACTCTCTCACTTTGAAGATTTAGAAGAATATGAGAATTGTGCTCTTCTTAAAAAAATACAAGACGTAGCAAACCCCTCTTAAAAATAGCTTGGCCTCGTAAATCCTAATTTGTATTATATAGATACGGGTTTTAGGAAACATCTAAAACGTAGGATATAAAGAACGTGGAATGTGACCACGGGTATATAAAACAAATAATAAACTTATGAAAAACAAAGACAACGTATTACATCAATTAGATAAAATGGATAGCCTTGCTAACCAACTGAATTTTATTGTTAAACAAGAACAACCTTTAGAAGTGTATTTAGAAGGTATTAATAAATTAAAAGATATCATCGAACAAACTCGTTTATTTGTTGAATCTGAACAAACAATGTATAATTAATATGACTTTAACAGCAGAACAAATCCAACAAAACTGGATAGATTTTGAAGAAACAATTAAATCTTACATCAGTGAACCTCGTTGCTCACAATTATTAGATTTTTATTCTAAATACTCAGAACGTATTATGTTAATGCCAGCTGCTCATAAGAAAGAATATCATAATGCCTTCCCAGGTGGTTATGTAGATCACGTATTACGAGTAGTAGATTGCGCTCTTAAATTAAATAACGTTTGGATTGAAATGGGAGTGGACGAGTCTACTTATACTAAAGAAGAATTAGTATTTGCAGCTCTAAATCATGATTTAGGCAAAATGGGTGATGAACATAATGACGCTTACATTCCTCAGGATGATCAATGGCGTAAAGATAAATTAGGTGAAGATTATAAATTTAATGATCGCTTAGAATTTATGTCAGTACCAGATCGTAGTTTACATTTATTACTTTCTCATGGTATTCAAATGTCTAAAAACGAGTGGTTAACAATTAAATTACATGATGGTTTATATGATGATGCTAACAAGCCATACTTAATGTCTTGGTCACCAGAAACTAAACCTCGTACTTCATTAATTTATATTGTTCATCAAGCTGATTTAATGGCTGCCCGTATCGAGTTTGAGCGTGAATGGAATCCTAAATTAAAAAGTGAAGTTAAAAAAACAAATAACTTCTCAGTTACTAAAGCACCTAAACAAACAATTAAGACAAAAACATTAAGTAATGTTAAGTCTCAAGGCTTAATGGATATGTTAGATAATATATGATAGTATTAACAATAATATTAGGCTTAATGGTCGTGATCTTAGGATTCACGACCTTTAACCTTCTTAAAAAGAATGAACAACAAGAAGATATCTTAGCAGGATATATGGAATATTTAAGTAAAATATCTGGAGTAATCGAATTCTCAGATAAAAAACTTAAAGAAGTAGATCGTAAAGGCTCATTTGAGTCAGATGATGAAGTAGGATTCTTTTTCCAAGAAATAAAGCAAATTCAAGAAACATTGAATGCTTTTAAAATTAAAAATTTATGATTGAAATACAAGAGGCTAAAAAAAGAAAACCTAAAGGTGTTCAATATTTTACCCAAGATACAGAAAATGCTATTAATGAATATAATAGTACTACTGACTTTGAGTTAAAAGACAAAATATATCGTGAGCGTATTCATTACGCTTTCTTTAAATTAACAGAAAATATTATACATACCTTTAAGTTTTACTATACTGAGGTAGATAATATCCAGGATTTACAACATGAAGTAATAACATTTTTACTTTCTAAGATACATCTATTTAACCCAGCTAGAGGAGCAAAAGCGTTCTCATATTTCGGTACTATTGCTAAACGTTATTTAATTATTACTAATACTAAAAATTATAAAAAACGAGTAGACAAAGCACCTATTGAGGAAATTGAATCAAATGAAAATTTTTCTTATAGAATTGATGAAGGATCACCACATGATAAATTATCTAATTTTTTAGATGAGTATGTTACTTACTGTACTACTAATATTTATACTTTATTTCCTAAAGAAGCAGATGCTCAAATAGCTGATGCTATCCTTGAGTTATTCCGTAAGAGAGAGCATATAGACATCTTTAATAAAAAGGCACTGTATATATATATTCGTGAGATTATTGATGCTAAAACCCCTAAAATCACTAAGATAGCCGACAAATTATATGGTATATTTAAACAATATTATTATTTCTATTTAGAAAACGGATACACAAATTTCTAATGTTTATATTTATAAATAAAATATTATGAATGGATTAGACAATGTTGTATTTGGTAAAAAGAAATTTTCTGATATATTAGAGGAAATTTATACTAACCAACAAAAAAAAGATAAACAAATATCTATCTTAATATCAGAACTAAAGCCACTTGTACAAGAAATAGGTGACGCTACCCTTATTGTTCCTTTGATTAAAGAATATTTAGAAATAAGTGTTAAGAATGATGAGCAGTTAATTAAAATGGCTACTATCATCCAACGTATTATGAATAATAGTACTGGCCCAAATGATGGTAGTTTTGGTATTTCTGAAGAAGAAAAACAACAATTACTAGCAGAATTAGATAAATTTAAAACTGAAGAATAATGGCTACTATTAGATATGGCTCAATAGGTAACATACAAAATAATATTAGTTCTAATTCTTCTTTCACCCCAGGAATAACTAATAATACAATACCTATTAGGGTAGTTGATATTATTTTAGATAATTCTCACCTTAAATTTAAAGAATATGGTGAGTGGAATAGTATAGGTGTAATATTTTATGAGCATATTAATTTAGCATATAGTGCTATATCTGACACTCCATTATCAAGTTTACCCGCTTATCCTTTATTTCCTAACATAAAACAATACCCTCTTATAAATGAACTAACTTACTTAATATACCTCCCAGGAAGTGACATAATATCAAATCCTAATTCATCTATCCCGTATTATTTACCACCAATAAATGTATGGAATAGCCAATACCACAATGCTATTCCCGCTGCATCAGTATTACCCCCAAACCAAAAACAAGATTACCCCCAAATAGACTCAGGTTCATATAGGCGAGTAACGGATAGTAGCACTGAAATTAATTTAGGAAAAACATTTGATGATAATTTAAGTATTTACCCATTATTACCATACGAGGGAGATATAATCTATGAGGGCAGATATGGGAACTCAATTCGTCTAGGATCAACTATAGGTAATTCTGTTATACCTAATGAATGGTCTAATGGAGCTAATTATGAAAATGGTGACCCTATCACTATTATAAGGAATGGTCAAACTAAGGATGATACTAACGTAGAGAATAATAAGTACTCATGGGTACCTACCTTAGAAAAAATAAACCAAGATAAATCATCAATTTATTTAACTTCTAACCAACAATTACCATTATTCCCAGCTAGTGTAAATAATTTCTCATTTTCTAAATCTACCCCACCTACTAATATAGGACAATATGAGGGAAACCAAATCATATTAAATTCAGGTAGATTAGTATTCAATGCAAAATCAGATTCAATACTAGCTTTAGCCAATAAATCAATACAATTATCATGTAATGAAACTTTAGGTGTAGATGCTAAACAAATTTCATTAACAGCTGATAAAGTTTATTTAGGTTCATCTGAAGGTATTGAAGGAACTAAAATACAATCTATTGTATTAGGTGAAAATCTAAATTTTGTATTAGGAGATATAGCTGTATTTTTACAAACACTTAATATAGCATTTAAAACAGCAACTGATAGTAATGGTGCTCCAATTGTATCATTACAATCAATAGCTTGTGATGCTGAAACTTTAAGTAATGATCTTTTAAATATAGTAAATGGTAAAAATTTATTATCTAAAATAGTTAAAACTGTATAATTATGGCTTTATTTAGTGGAACAGTATTTACTGACAATGGAGAAAAATTAGCTAACGCTACAGTTACTTTAACATCTCCTAATCTTACTACAAAAACAATTACAACTGATGCTAATGGAAATTGGTCTATTGATGTAAAAGAAAGTATTGATCCTAAAACAGCTACTGTTACTGTCTCTAAAGGTGGATATGACCTTAAATCAATCCCTAACCCTCAACCTACAGGAGAATACACACCACCACCACCCCAAATTAACCCATTAACAGGAGGTACATTAAGTTTAACTGGTGGATTTAAAGGTGGGAAATATTTAATTTCTTCATTAAGTGAAGTAGATAAAAGTGCTTTAGACCAAGAGTTAAATAATTTAGCTTTATTTATTGAAAATAATCCTGGTAATTATACTGTTACTATAGTATCATCCGAGTCAAGATTAACTAATTATGATCGAGAAGAATCAAGTCCAACTAATAACAAACCAGTACCTGAAAAATGGTTATCCACTAAAAGACAAGATAATTTAGAAAAATATATTTTAGATTATTTAAATACAAATGGGACACCATCACCTAGTATCATTAAATCACCTCTATTAGTACAAGGCCCAGCTAATGGAGCATTCCCTCCTTCCTCTCCTGAATATACAAAATATCAATATATTGAACTAGAAGCTAAATTAATCCGCCCTAGATGTTCATGGGTAGAAGTTACAGGTAGTTTAAGAGGAGACAAATTATTAACTAAACCATCAGAATATATAACTCGAATAACAATAGACGCAGCTATAGCCCCTGATAGATTTGGATTAAATGGATTCTATAAAGATTATTATTCACAAACCCCCACAGCTCCTGGAACATTAGAATCATGGCAATTTATAGCTTATATAGGTTCTATACTTGGAAGAGGAGCAGGCGCTGTTCAATTTCCTATTGATAGAACATTATTAAAAAATAATTTACTAGCAGATTATGATTTAGTACCTACTATAAAAGATAATATAATCAAATACGCTACTGATAAAAAAATTTATGATAATAATAAAGAAAAATTAATTGATAATGTGATAACTAAAGCTGGGGCATTTGGTAAAAAAGTAGTCCGTGAAGAAACAGTATTTAACATCTCAAGAATACGTAATGGGGACACCTTTACTATAAATGCTGAGAATTCATTATACGTAGGTGGCTCAGCTTGGAAATATAAAATGTGTGATTAATGACCAAACTTTAACTCAGCGTCACACATACTATACCATGTTTCATATTTATCTCCTTCAAACATAATTGCTATGGCACCAAATACCCAATTCTCTTCATTTAAATTAACTATCTGAATACTACTAGCTTTATAATAAGCTCCAAGACGAATTGTAAACTCTTCCCATTGGCAACACCCAACTAATGTATCCATTCCTAATTTTACTCCATAATCAACATTACATGGATTTTTCTGAGAATATAGATTTGAATATAATCCAAAAACTAAAAATACACTTGTGATCAATTTTTTCATAGTATCTTAATTTATACCTAAATATAATAAATATAACTTGGGAAGCCAAACATAATTTCGTATTTTTCGCATATTTATTGTAAATAACCAAACATGAATACATCTATATATAAAGTTAGTGACGGGAGTACAATCACGTTTAAAACACGTGGCCCTGAACTATACGCTGTATTATCTACTCCTAGTGGACAAGTTATTAATGGCCCATCAAGGATGGGTAACACTGAAGAAAAAGCAGCTAGGGAAATATTACTAGCTAATAATATAGTTGATCCTAACTCAGGTGAACCACTAACTTACACTATTGAAGGTTCACAAAACCAATCAAGTACTGAAGGAAATAATACTGTGTATGAACTTCCTAGAGTTACATTAAGTAAAGTTTCTGATGAAACATCTTTAAATATAGCTAAAGTTAATAAAGAAATATTAATCCAAGATAATCAAACTAAAAATGAAATATTAGAATCTGAACTTCCACCTGAGGTTAGGCTTACTAATTTTGTTAATAGTCAAAAATCAAAAATAAAAAAAAGATTAATACCTTTTGTTATAGGATTAATTACTCCTTATGCACCTACAATAATACCTATAGTAGTTTCTCAATTAGGTGTAAGTGGAGATTCCTCAGTTGATTCTATAAAAGCAAACGCTCAAGCTAAAAGAGATGAAGCTCAAGCTAAAATAGATGCTGCTAGAGACCAAACTGAAAATACTATAGCTGGTGCTAGGGAAACTACTGCAAGTGCTAAAGAAGCAGCCAAAGATAAAGAAAAACTAAAAGAAATAACTAAAAAAATACAAGCTACCTCAATCGGAGCTCTTTTACTAAGCCAATTACCTATAGAGCAATTAAGAGATCAAATAAATTGCCCATCATCTGCCCTCATATCCTCAATTATTAAAAAGCGAGACTCATTAGCTACTCAAATAAATGGTATATATACTCAAGTTCAAAGATTAACCTCTTTACAAACCACAGCTGGGCTAGCTATTACAACTGTGACAATAGGTATAAACCTCATCTCAGCTGCACCACCACAAACTGTACCTGGTGCTTTTTTAATTACTCATGAAAAACTAGCTAACGCTTTAAAAGTAGCTAAAACCGTTGTTAATACTCTAACTTTAACTTTAGCATCATTCGGTGTACTTTTAGGTACTATTTTAAAACTTTTAGAAGCATTAGATGTAATATTACAAATATGTGCCAGTGATCAAAACATAAACCCAGTACAAATAAACGACGAAATTAATGCTCTAGCTAACCCTACAGTAGTAGCAACTCAAAATAATAATACTAATACTTATAAAGGATTTACTTTAGGAGTAAAAATTGATGAAAAAAATGAAAGCAAATATATTCGACGCTACGCCATAGCCCAAAATAAACAAGGCGTAGATATATTAAAAACCGACTCTTCATTTGCCTCAGATCCCGCAGTATTAATATCTCAATTAAAATTTATAATAGATTTAAATCCTAGTATAACAGCTGAATAATCAAATATTTATAATCATATGAAAATCGAAGGACTAAAAAAATTAATCAAAGAAGCAGTACGTGAAGCAATTCAAGAAGAATTAAAAGATATTCTACTTGAAGCAGTTAAATCACCTAGAACAGTAGTACAGGAAAATTACACCCCAGTTCCTACTTATCAACAATCTTCTCCTGTGAATCATGATCTTAAACGTAATTTAAGAAGTATGATTGGAGGTGAATTTGATACAATGATATCTGCAAATTCATCTCATGCTCAACCTTCTTATACCCCACCTGCGTCAGCTAATACTATGGGTGAAGGATCAAGTTTACCTGGTGGTGAAGTAAGTTTAGATCAAATAATGGGAATAATGAGTGGTAAATAATGGCTTATAGAGTTGAACCATCTAATATAGGGATAGATAATCCTTTCATCTCAGGATCAGTATTGACTGCAGTTGGGGTAAGTCTTCCTTTTAATGGAACTATTGGTTTTAATTCAACATATTCATCTATAGAACAAGTTCGTTCTAACTTAATTGATTATATATTAACTAATAAAGGTGAAAGACCACTTAATCCTAATTATGGTAGTGACTTAAAAAAATATATATTTTCAAATATAACCGATACAACTTTATATGGAAATATGAGTATTAGTGATCTTAAAACTATGTTAACTACTGGTATTCAAAATAATTTTGCTAAAATAAAAATCATAAATCTAGACATCACTACTTCACCTGATACTAACTCAGTTAATATTTCTATAAATTATTCATTTTTAGGAACATTATCTACTGTTAATATTACAATATAATTCACAAATGGCTGAAAACATAAATATAAACTATATAAATAAAGATTTTACTGAGTATAAATCGTCATTAGTAGAGTTTGCTAAAACATACTTTCCCACAACATATACTGATTTTTCTCCATCTTCTCCTGGGACTATGTTCTTGGAAATGTCTGCTTATATAGGTGATGTTTTATCTTTTTATCTTGACAATCAAATTCAAGAAAATTTCATACAATATGCTAGACAACAAAATAATGTATATTCATTAGCATACATGTTAGGTTATCGCCCTAAAGTTACAGGCGCTGCTATAGTTAATATTGATTTTTATCAACAAGTTCCCTCAGTACTAATAGGAGGTTCATACCAACCTGATTATTCTTATGCTGTGCAAATACTAGAAAACACAGTAGTAAATTCAACTTCTACCAATAATATTCCATTTTTGGTACAAGATCCAATAGATTTTTCATTCTCTAGTTCACAAGATCCAACCACATCTACTATATACCAAACAACAGGAACTAATGTTGATTACTTTCTTTTAAAGAAAACTAGAAAAGCTACATCTGCTGGAATTAAAACAACTACATTCTCATTTGGGACAGTGACAAAATACCCAACAATATCAATTACTGATTCAAATATTATAGGTATATTAGATATTGTAGATTCTGATGGAAACACTTGGTATGAAGTACCATACTTAGGTCAAGAAATGATATATGATACTATTAGTAACACTAATATCAATAATCCTAACTTCTCGGCTAATCAAAGTGATGTTCCATTTTTACTTCAACTTAAAAAAGTACCTCGTAGATTTGTTACTAGATTCACAACCCCTACAAACTTTGAAATACAATTTGGAGCAGGAACAAATACTGCTAATATTGACGAAGAAATCACACCTAATCCAGATAATGTAGGTTTAGGTTTACCATATAAGAGATCAAAATTAACAACAGCATTTTCACCAGTTAATTTCTTATATACTAATACTTATGGTATAGCTCCAAATAATACTACTTTAACAGTTAGATATTTAGTTGGTGGAGGATTAACATCAAATGTTTCTTCAAATACTTTAAATTCTATAGGTAATAAAGGAAATATTAAATTAAATAATGGATTAGATCCTACTTTAGCTCAATATGTTTTTAACTCTGTGTCTACTAATAATGCTTTAGCAGCTAGTGGAGGAGGTAGTGGTGACACTATTGAAGAAGTAAGGAATAATGCTTTAGCTAGTTTTATAACTCAACAGCGAAGTGTTACATTAGATGACTATTTAATCCGAACCTTAAGCCTACCCTCAGAATATGGGACTATAGCTAAAGCATATATTGAGACTCAAAAATTACAATCTTTATCACCTGGAGAAACACCAGCAGTATTAGATTTATCTGTTTTATCTTATGATAAGAATGGTAAATTAAATAAAGCTTCTAAAGCTTTAAAACAAAATTTATCAACTTATTTATCACAAAATAAAATAATAAATGATTCTATAAAAATTAAAGATGCTTTTATTATTAATATAGGTGTTGATTTTGATATAACTGTATTACCACAATATAATAGTAATGAAGTTATATTTAATTGTATATCTAAACTTAAAGAATATTTCGCTATAAATAATTGGCAAATTAATGAACCTATTTTATTAAAAGATATATATATATTATTAGATAAAGTAGTTGGGGTACAAACAGTTAAAAATGTATCTATAACTAATAAAGCCGGATCACTCCTTAATTATTCAGATTATGCTTATGATATCGCAGGTGCTACTCAAAATAATGTTATTTATCCAAGTTTAGACCCAATGATATTTGAAGTTAAATACCCAGATACAGATATTAAAGGTCGTGTTGTATCTTTTTAATAAATTATATTTATAACAAATGGCTATATACAAATTATTTCCTTCACAAGACGCTACAATATATTCTAGATACCCTAATAAAAACACAGGACTAAATGAAATATTATCTGTAAGTATTGAAGACGCTCAAGATAGTGGTAATACACAAGCTGTTAGAACTTTAATACAATTTTCATCTACTGAAATAGCAGATGTTATTACTAATAAAGTAAGTGGATCTAATTGGAGTGCTTCTTTAAGAGGATTCATAGCTGAAGCCAATGGATTAAATTCTGATACTACTTTAGAAGTATATGCTGTGACTGGCTCTTGGAATATGGGCACAGGAAAATATTCCTACTCCCCCGAATATACTAATGGAGTAAGTTGGTATAGCAGATTATCTTCAGGTAGTGGACTATGGAGAACAACGGGATTTCCCGCAGGAATAACAGGGTCATATGGTTCCGTGAGTGGTGGAGGTAACTGGTATACTGCCTCTTATACGCAGTCATTTTCATACTATGATGACAAAGATATAAACATAAATGTTACACCTATAGTTAGAAGTTGGTTCTCTGAATCTATAGCTAATAATGGGTTTATTATTAAACAAGCTGTTGAATTTATAGATGATCTTTTATATAATATTAATTTAGATTATTTTTCAAGAGATACTCATACTATATATCCTCCACAATTAGAAATAAAATGGAGAGACTACTCATTTAGTACCGGATCATTAACTGAACTAAACATACTACCAGCTACAATATCTGTAGATAACAACTCAGGAACTTTTTATCCTAATAGTATTAATGAGTTTAGAGTAAACAGCAGACCTGAATATCCAGCTAGAACATTTGCTACTGCTTCTTATTTTACAAAAAATTATTATCTACCTACAGCATCATATTATGCTATTAAGGACACTTATACTAATGAATATGTAGTAGATTTTAATGATCAATTTACTCAATTAAGTGTGGATACTAATGGAAGTTATTTTACATTATATATGAATGGTCTAGAACCTGAAAGATATTACAATATATTAATTAAAACTATCATAGATAGTAATACTTTAATATTTGATAATAACTACACTTTTAAAGTAATAAATGGCTAATTATAATTTAAATAAAACAGTCTATAATAGAAGAGAATATGTCAATGTTATTGATACCTCTTTCACACAATTAACTCCTCCTGCCCCACCAGTAGAGGATACTATTACTGTTGAAGAATTTTTCACTTATTATAATAAAATATTTTATGATATACCCACAGTAGGGAATACTAACTCTCATGAATACTTAGTTAAAACAAGTGCTGAATATTTAAATACTTCTGTACCAAATGATGAAGTACAATTATTATTAGATGAAATAACATCATTGAGACAACAATTATTAGAGTCTCAACAACAATTAATTAATACTAAAATATCATCTAGTTTGTTAAATATACAATAATGGCTACAAATGTAACTCCAATATTATCACCTAACTCATACTTACCAAGTGATGAGAGATTAATCCAATCCTCCCAGATTGAAGCTACATTTAATCCTTCTACAGACTATATAGAGTATGTAATTTCTACTCCTAATAAATCATTCCAAACAGTAGATTATAGATATAATAATTATTCTTTTCCTACTAATGGAACTGTAATTTCAAATAATATTAGTTCTATAGAAATAGACCCAGCAGCGGATATAAATCGTAAAGGTTTATCAAATGGGAATTATAATGTTTACTATAATTTTTATAAAAATGAATTATTTTCTTCTTTTGATAATCAATCATATTTTATAAATTCCATATCCCCTGATAGGACTGAAGTTGTAATAAGATATTTAGATCCTAATATAGGATTAGTAACAGCTGTAGATGAATTTAAACTATCTCTATCTACAGATATATCATATTTTCAAGATTTTTATTTAAATTTTGGTAATAATATATTATCTATAGCTAATAACATAGATATAGATCCTATCACATATGATATAATAGTTAATTTATACCAACCCCTACCTAATAATATAAGTGTAAATACACCATTATGGTTTATAACTAAAATAGCTGATGCTTTATCTTTTAATATATCATCTACCTCAGACCCTATATCTTCTCCCAATGTAACTTTTAATATTAAGGGACCTAATTTTAATATTGCTTCTCAAGATAAAGTTAACAATACAACAAATTACACTAATTATGATAATCTTTTAACAACTCAATTAACATCATCTGTTAATCAAATTAAAAGTTATTTAAATGAAAATAGTATAAATATTAGTATTGATTATACTGATTTTTCTAATTTTATACATTTCTCATCAGCTGAACAAAGAGTATATAATTTTTATTATAAAGTTAAACAAATAGAAAGTTATACTAATGAATTAAATGCTTTATCTACTGTTACTTCTTCATTAAGTAGTTCAATTGTTATTCAACAAAAAGTAACAGATATAATTAAGAATTTTGATGGATATGAGTATTATTTATACTATGATTCTAGCTCATATACATGGCCTAAATCAACATCTACTATCCCATATGCTCTATACTCTACAGGAAGTGCACAAGTATTAACATGGTTTGCTTCTGCTACAGGAAGTGCCTCATTATATGATAGTAACAATCAAGATTATTTATATTATTCAATTCCTGAATATGTTACAGATGATACTAGAAATGATGCTTATGTTACTTTTACCCAATTAATAGGACAACATTATGATAATATTTGGACTTATTATAAAGATGTAACTAATCGTTATAATGCTGATAATAGATTAGATTATGGTATTTCTAAAGATTTAGTAGCAGAAGCTCTAAAATCATTTGGTGTAAAGATATACCAAAATAACTTCACATCTGAAGACTTATTTAACGCATTCACTGGTTTTAACTCAGGTAGTACAGGTATAAATTTATCACCTACAGGATCTGATTTAATTACACAATATATAACAGCTTCATATGAAGCATCTGTGACCCCAATAGATGATTATAATAAAGAAATATACAAACGTATTTATCATAACTTACCTTATTTAGCTAAAACTAAAGGTACTATACCTGGTTTACGTGCTTTAATAAATTGTTTTGGTGTACCTGATACTGTTTTAAGAATTAGTGAGTTTGGAGGCAGAGATAAAGATACCTCTACTTATGATTATTTTGACCAACAGTTTGATTATGCTGCTGAAGCTAGTGCATCATCAATAATTACCACCCCATGGCTTTTAAATACTGCTTGGAGTGCTAGTATCAATGAATTTAAAGCATCATCAGTGCAATTTAGATTTAAAACCAGTAACTTTGATACAGGATCTAATTACCAAATTTGGAGTTTAAACACAGGCCCAACTACACCACCCTCAGCTTCATTAGTCCTTAGATATAGTGGATCAGGTTTAACTACAGGTTCATACAGTGGATCATCAGTTAATCCTTATTACCAACATGCTTATTTAACATTTTATCCTAAAGTAGATGATATTGTAAATACAGCAAGTGTATACTTACCATTTTTTGATCATGGATGGTGGTCAGTTATGATTAATAAATTCCAAGATACCTATACATTATATGCTAGTAATAAACTTTATTATGATGGATATGATGGTAATCAAATAGGATATCTAGCTTCCTCATCAGCTGTATTAGCTAATACATCATGGACAGGAAGTAGTAGTGTATCAATGTTTCTTTCCTCATCATCCAGCATAGGAGGTACAACATATAATAGATTTACAGGTTCATTACAAGAAATAAGATATTGGATCAAAACTGGAAGTGTAGATTCATTTAAAGATTTTGTAATGAATCCCCAATCTATAGATTACTCTGGAGAAGTTTTATATGATGATTACTTAGTATTTAGACTACCATTAGGAGGAGATTTATATACAGGATCAACATCTGTTCATCCTAGAGTGACAGGTTCTTGGGGTGTGACAGGTTCATTTATATCCTCTAATAACGCTACCTTAACTAATGTTACTTTTAAACCAAATACAGAAGCACGATTCTTAAATTCACCTATAGTAGGTTTAAGAGGTAGAGTAACAGATAAAATACAAATTATATCTAGTAGTTTACCTACAGGAAGTGTTATATCACAATATATTTCTATAGAACAATCATATCCATCATTAGGTAGTGAATCACCTGATGTTAATATGTTAGAGGTAGCATTTTCACCTCAAAACGAAGTTAATGATGATATTATTGACTCATTAGGATATTTTAATATAGGTGAATATATTGGTGACCCAAGACAAGTATCTTCATCTGCTACTTCATACCCTGACTTAAATACTTTAAGTGATAATTTCTTCCAAAAATATTTTGATTCTTATGATTTAAATGATTATATAAGATTAATTAAATATTTTGATAATTCATTATTTAAAATGATTAAAGATTTTGTTCCTGCAAGAACAAGTCTTACAACAGGTGTAGTTATTAAACAACATATTTTAGAAAGAAATAAGTATCCTCAACCACAAGTTGAATGGGAAGAATTAGATTATAGTGGCTCTATACAAACTGCTTTCTTTAGTGGTAGTACTGGAGGAACATTTAACCAATATAATACTACAACATTTGCTCAAGATTGGATACAAACATATACTGGTTCAACAGGTGTATCTTATATCTCCCACTCAACCCAAGATGAGTTTTATAATGGTGAGTTACCTGGAACAGAATTTATAGTAACAGATGGTGAACTAAACCCAGACAATGAGTTTAAATATCCTTCTACTTTTGAAGTATACTATGATCCAACTTTATATTTAAGTAGTATAACCCCACTAGAAAACTTTTTAAATATTAATACTTCACCAAATCAAGGTGAAATATATTTATGGTTTGATACAGGTAGCACACTACAACCATTTCAACCAGGTATCCCACAAAGATAATAAATAAAAGATATGCCAACAGGATTCGGACAAACATATAATAGTGGAGTAAAATACATTAAAGTTAATAGATATGACTCTGGTGGACTTGATAGATCAGATTATTTAGGCCAACTGCAATCACTAACACTCACATACCCAGACCGTAGTGCAATTGAATATCCTATTGTCACTACCCAAGAACAAGCTAACTTTTATCTATATAGTATAATACCAGGATATAATACTTCTTCTAGAGGAAATATAAATGATTACAGTTTAATAGCTACACAATCTAGTTTTAATTTTCCAATAAGTACATTTGTACCCTTAACAGCTTCACTTACAGCAAGTGTTAACACATTAGGATATTTTAACAACCTAACATCTTTTTATACCTTAGGAGATACTCCAAATATTCCTGTTAGTTTTTCTTTAGCGGCTACTAGTAGTAATAATTTAACTAGTACTTTTATTATAGTATACTCTAATAGAAGCACCCCAGGTTTACCAACAGTAACACCTCCATTTTCAAATCCTGACTATATATATCAAGTAGCATTTTTAACCATCTCCCCATCTGTATTATCTGGGTCCTCAACAACAGTTGTGAATGGACTATTAGAAACTGATACTTTTGTAATAGGAGTAAGTACAGGACTAGGAGCAGCAGCTACTGTAACTAAATTAACTTGGGGTATAACTCAATCTGTAATATTTAATGGTTCATCATCATTAACAATATTTGATCCTGATGCTCTTAATTTTGATTATAATGATTATAACCCATTACTAGGTAATGCTGAAACACCACAATACTCTACTGTATGGATGGATATAGATTATTCTCAAAATCCCTTGGTTCCTATTAATTTTGGCCTTATCATATCAGGAACAGCAGATAGAGCATTTGTTCAAGACTCAAATTATAATTCAAAAGCTTGGTCTAATATTAGATATAATGGTAGTAGAACAACATCATATAGAATTAATTAATAAATAGTTTATGCCTGGAATACAACAATACACACCCCAATTATCTATTAATGATCCACAAGGATTTCTATTAGGTAGTAATATTATAGGTGATTTTAATACTACCACAAATAATGGTAGTGGTTATGGAGCTTTCTCTGCAGCTGAAAAAAACCAAACATATTTTGCTTACTTTAGTAGTGTGGGAGGAACAGGTCCTGAACTTATAGATCAAACTGCTTATTTTCTTAAATATTTAATTGATGCTCAAGGAAATGTAGTAACACCTCAACCAAACTCAATTGATACACTTAATATGTTACAAAATTTTGAGCCAGGGAGAGTAGTAAATGTTACTAGTTTAGAAGGTACAACATTATTTAAACAATTATTAGGTTCTAAAACTATAACAGATATTGGAAGAATAGAAACATTATTAGTAACTGAAACTAGTTCAATTAGAACTGAGTTTCTTCCTACAATGAGTTTTGCTCAAAATAATTCTATGGTTCAACAAATAAATAACCCACCAAATTATTCATTTAAAGCATTAAAAACAGGTAATACTACTCTTACATCTACCTCAACAGCTACTCTTCCCTTTGAATCAGCTTTATTAAATCCATTAGGTGATTATAGTACTTCAACATATGAATATGATTTTAGTACAACTACTTCTACTTATGGTGTTGAAGTTAAATTTAAAGTTGGTTTAGCTGTTAAATTTGTATCATTTAATACTGTTGGTGGTAATTATAACTCAAATAAAATGGAACTTGAAGTAGTTAAATCTTCTGATAATTTTGCAACATCCCAATCCTTAAATTTATCTATACTTTCAAATAATCCTATCGCTAATCCCCAACCTAATTATTTATACTTAGATGCTACTGGGAGTACACTATCTGCATTCATAAACTCATCAGATGATTTACCCCAAACTGATACTAGATATATAACATTTGAAACTTTACCTTATACTTTTACTAATAATGATAAAGTAAGAGTACAATATCGCTTATATCTTTCTAGTGCTGATACAACTAATATTCTTTTATATGGTACTCCTTCTACAGCTGGAAGTACATTCTTTTCATTAACTACCAATTATAGTAATAATCTTCAAATCACATCATCATATTGGGATGGGGCAACATATCCTACACCTGGCTCAAATATCACTCAATTTTTAACAGCTTCCTTAGGGCTATCAGGATTTATAAATAATAACATGGTGCAGGTGACCCCAACTGCTTCAACAGCATTCGGTTTTGATACCATATACCAACCAGCAAATTTACAACCTGGAGATTATATTAGATTTGAATATGATCCTTCTAAACAATCTAGAATATATGATGTAACTAATTTAAGTGATGGTAGATTACTTGTAGAAATATCTCCACCAATCCCAACTGGATCAATTCTAGATCATTTCTGTGTATATAGAATAAACCCAAATGCTGGTAATCAAATAATACTAAACATACCTAAACCTCCAGGCACAACAGGTCAACAATTAACTGGTTTTATTAAACCTCAATATATGTCAGATGATTTAGAAAAGAATTTTACAACTATAATCCAAAAACTTGTCGCAGAAGGCACAATATAATAATATTTATAATAAATAAAAATAAAAAATGGGATATTTAAATAACCAAATAGTAACAGTTGACGCTATTTTAACAAAAAAAGGCAGAGAATTATTAGCAAGAAATGATGGCTCATTCCGTATTACCCAATTCTCATTATCTGATGATGAAATTGACTACACCTTATTCAACCCAACAAATCCTTCAGGATCAGCATATTATGGTCAAGCAATTGAAGGTATGCCTTTATTAGAAGCATTTTCAGATGAAACACAAATAATGAAATATCAACTCACCACATTACCCCGTGGCACAGCTAAAATGCCTATTCTTAACATTGGTTACACTAATATAATATTAAAACAAGGTGCATCATTATCTATTACACCTCAAACATTAAATTATCTAGGTGGAACACAAACATATGAAACATCAGGGTATAACTTTACTATAGGTGATGTTAGAACAATGAGTGTATTTAATGGTGTAGGTGTTAATACAAATACTTCTACTGCTTTAAATTCAACTACTACTCTTGGGACTAATGTATCTAAAACAGTAATTGGTACTACATTAAACTTAACTGGTACCACTATTAATACATTATTTGGTTCACAAACTCAATTACAAACAATATTAATTGTAACAGGTAGAGATAGTGGAGCAAGAGTTACTATTCCAATTACTATAACAAGAGTTAGTTAATAAAAATATTATAAAAAATGTCATATAAAACATTAGACCCCCAAGATTTTTTAATTAGTGCTGATAGTATAACAGCACCATGTTGGACTAATTACTCCAACCCAATAATATCATTATATACTTCTTCTGTACAAGTAAATGGAACATCTGGTAATTATTACCTAAACATATATAATGCTGACCCATCAACAGATACTTCTTCTGAGATTCAATTTAATATTGCTTACGGAGCTAAAAACGGATCAGGTTCATTATTATACAACGCGGGTATAAATGGTTTATCTCCTTCAAGAACAGTTTATGGACAATTCCGTAATTTAATTTATGGAGACGAGAATACTCAATTTTCATTTTCATCTGTAACTCCATCACAACAAGATTTTTATTCTATCACTATTGATAGAGCAAGATTTAAAGAATCACTTTTCCCAGGATCATTAAACCTAACATTATATTCTCAATCTAGAACTATAACATTAACTGATAATAGTTTAGATACAACAACAATTACATATTGTGATGCAGGAAGAGTATTTCAAATAGTATCAGGAAGTAATGGAACAGCAGTATCTACAGCTAATAGTGCTCCTGGAGCAGTAAGCAATGGTATGACTATTTCAGGTTCATATGGTTTATTTCTACCAGATATTGGAACTATCATATTAAATGCACCTGCTTTAGATTTACCATTTGCTAGTGGAGGTATTGCTTTAGGAACAAAACGTAACTCTAACACTAATGACTCCAATCCAGTACGTTTATATTCAACAGGCTCAAGTCGAGTAGGATTATCAACAGGATCATATACAAGTAGTTTCTCATTAAACAGCAATGAAACAGTAACTTCTGATTTTGTATTTTGTAGAGCAAGAAATGCTGAATTCAATTATACTGAAAACCCAAGCTTTATATCAGGAAGTACAGGAGCTGTATTATATGATTTATTCATTAATAGCCCAACTACCTATATTACAACAGTGGGAATGTATAATGATTCAAATGAATTATTAGCTGTAGCTAAATTATCTAAACCACTTAAGAAAGATTTTACAAAAGAGGCATTAATACGTGTTAAGCTCGACTTTTGATTCTAAATAGCATTTCTTTAGTAAATTTCATATATTTATAATAAAATTATATGAAGGGAAAATGTAATTTAGTAAGATGCCAAATTTGTAATCAAGAAATGTCTTTTGGTAGGATAAAAAACCATATTAATTCCCAACATAAAAATATAACTGTAGATCAATATATTAAAAAATATTGGTCTACTTTACCCTCATATCATCCATGTGAGGTGTGTGAAGATAAAATTGTATATAAGTATAAAACATGTTCTAAAGAATGTAGAAATAAATTAGATCATGGACAAAAAGGTAAACCAAAACCTAAAGGATTTATGGGGAAAGAACATAAATCTAAAATAAGTAAATCAAAAATAGGTACAATAGTCCCAAAAGAAATAGGTGATAAAATAAGTAAAAGTTCTACTGGAGTAAGTCGAAATAAAGGAAAAACTCCAATGTTAGGTAAAAAACAAAGTGAATACCAAAAACAAAGAGTTAGAGAAAGATTTAATAAATATTACTCTGAAGGAAATAAACCTTGGACTAAAACCCATTCTCATACTTCTGAGACTATAGAAAAAATATTTTCTAAAAGATCCATAAATAAATTAGAAAAGTTTGTATCTAGTATATTAGATGAGAATAATATAAAATATCAACAACAATTTTTTATCAAAACAAAAGAAGGGGTTTGTAAATCATATGATTTTAAAATAAAAAATACAAACATCTTACTTGAAATAGACGGAGATTACTGGCACGGTGGACCAGGCTTACAAAAACATTTTTATAAAGTAGAAGAAACTAAACATAATGATATGTTAAAAAATCAACTAGCATTAGAAAATAATTTTAATCTAATAAGGATATGGGAGAGTGATATTTATTCCCAACCTAGTATCATTATGGATAAAATAAAAGATTTAATTTAATGAGTGCTTTCAAACAATTTCTAAGCACGGATGTTATTGTATCTCCGTTAGTTGTTAACAAAAGTTTTTCTTTTGAGGGCACTGCGTCTTTAGATAATAATAATATTAAAAGATTAGTTGGTTGTGCTACACTATATTTATCTGCTAATGATATTGTTTATACTTCTATTTTTTCTCAATCTATATCATCATCATTAATTTATAGTTCATTTAAACAATTATACTACACTAACTATATACCTAACCCAATTAGTGGTTCAACTTATACTGTTAATTATTTAGGACAAACAGTAGAAGATGATTCATTAACTAATGTCTATAGTAGATTTTATAACTATGAACAAACTACTTTATTCCAAACTAATTCTAATAGTGCTTATACCTCTAATACTAATTATTCATATAATAGATATTTCCCCCACCCCAACACATCCAATCTAACCCCAGGATTATCTATACCTAGAAATCTATTTGGAGATTATATAAATCCTAATACTTTTTATTTTAAAATAACAACTAGTGATGCTTCGTCATTTGAAGAAATAAGAGATGATGGGAATGGTATATTAATACAAGTAGATGGTACCGATATCGACTTCCAAAACAAATCAGTAGGTATTATCAATTATTCTCATGGTACTATTGTTTTCACATCAGGAGCAGATATTATATCCGATCAGTTAATCGGTAATTATTCTAATAATAATATGACTTGTAGCTTTCAAAGCTCAAGAACAATATATGAAACCCAATACAAATGTACTATTAGACCTGATGAATTTAACTTTAGTCTAAACCCATCTTTAATATCCGGCTCTACAGAAGGTACAGTATATAATTTTGTAACAGGCTCATATTTTAGTCCCTATGTTACTACAGTAGGTTTTTATAATGAAGCACAAGAATTACTAATGGTGGCTAAATTAGGTCAACCACTCCCAACAAGTGCAACAACTGACACAACAATATTAGTTAATATAGATAAATAAGATTATGATAAATTGGTTATATAAAGGTAATAAAATTGAAAATATAGAAGATTTTGGTGAGCATACTCCCTTTGGATTTGTTTATATTATCTCCAACACAACCAATGCTAGAATATATATTGGTAAAAAATTCCTACAACATAAAAAGACTAAAAAATTAGGTAAAAAAGTCATGGCTGAACAAACTGGTCCTGGTCGTAAGAAAACTAAAGAAGTCTCATACGCTGAATCAGATTGGCAAACATATTGGGGTAGTTGTAAACCATTATTAGAAGACGTAAAACATTTAGGTGAAGATAAATTCTATAAAGAAATACTAGACCTAGCATGGTCATCAAAACACCTGTCATACCTTGAGGCTAAATACCAATTCAAAACAGATGTCTTAGAAACAAATAGCTATAACGATAACATACAAGCAAGATATTATAGAAAAGACTTGGCAACCCCAAGTTCTATTGATATATTGTAAGTATGGTAAATCAAGCTTTAGTAGCAACAATAAATTCTGTTTTAGGTACTGGTAAGTCTACCTCTAAAGGTAATTTTGCTTACCATTGTCCATTCTGTAATCATCATAAACCTAAACTTGAAGTTAATTTATCTGAAAACGAAAAAGGTGAACATCCATGGCATTGTTGGGTTTGTGATAAAAGAGGTAAAAGCTTAGTTAAAC